CGATCGATTATGAGTCGACTGCTTTACCATTAAGCTATCAGCCCAATACTGGTGGAAGATTAGGGAATCGAACCCTATGACCCACTTCCGTGAATCTACAGTTTAGCAAACTGCTGCATTACCGTCCTGCCCATCTTCCTAATCTTGGTGCGTCCTGAGAGAATCGAACTCCCACTCGTAGGTTCGTAGCCTACTGTAATATCCATTTTACTAAAGACGCAAAACTTGGTACCTCGTGACAGATTCGAACTGCCGACCTTCTCCGTGTAAAAGAGACATTCTACCACTGAAATAACGAGGCACATAATATGGCGGAAGACAGAGGAGTCGAACCCCATCCGATTTCTCAGAACCCAGTTTTCAAGGCTGGTCGCAGGACCAACCCCGCTGCATTATCTTCCGTAACTTTGGTTCCCAATAGTGAATTCGAATCACTGACCTATCGCTTATCAAGCGAGTGCTCTACCGCTGAGCTAATCGGGAATATTTGGTGCCGATAGATGGGATCGAACCACCCACACCTTGTGCTTCAAACAAGTGCTCTACCAACTGAGCTATATCGGCATAAAAATTGGGGTATCGTATGAGAATTGAACTCATGATGACGGAATCACAACCCGTAGTTTTACCACTAAACTAACGACACCATATAGAAACACACTAGCATGAACCTGTTGTCAATTATCCCTGCGGGGAACTAATGTGTTTTTATATGGTAGGAGCACAGAGAATTGAACTCTGATTAATAGGTTAAAAGCCTACTACTTTACCATTAAGTTATACTCCCATAGAAAAACACACTAAACGAGGCGACCTCGTGTACACAAGTTCCTGCTTATCTTCAATGTGTTTATCTATGGCAGAGGGTACTGGGATCGAACCAGTGATGACAGAGTCAAAGTCTGTAGTGTTACCGCTACACTAACCCCCAACAGAATCCTGAATTGTAAAAGAACAATGTTACTAGCACGATGGCTATAAAACAAAAAACCCTCTGGACTTTCATCTCAGAGGGTTTGGGTAAGTAGACTGGTGTCAGTTACTTCTTATCCAAACCCTCATTATCCTCAATCGCATTATATCCAAATGATGTGCGTGAGCATGTCCAGCCACTTAAGAGTGGTAGATGTCTCTGCATCGGTTTGGATATGATTTTCGATTTCATGATTGAATTATACTACACCTTTGATTATTTGTCAAGCACTGTCTGAGATAACCTTACATCTTGCAGGGTTTTGTCTCAGACAGTAATCTATTTATAACGAATTTTACTTCAGAATTGAATTAAAGTCAACTATTTTCAATTTATTTTGAAATAGTTTCACCACCAACTTGTCTGGCTGCAGGACACATCATTCCCTTACCACCTTGTTGACATGCATCAAGGATTCGAAGAATCTCTGCAGCATTGCGACCAACAGAATCATTATTCATGCTGACATGTTGAATAGTTTCATCTGGATCAATAATGTATGTTGCTCTAAATGGAACACCATCTTCATTAATGATACCCATATCAAATGCTAACTCATTATTTGCATCTGCAATCAGAGTATGCTTTAGATTAGTCAATAGTGGATTGGATTTCTTCCATGCTAATTTAACATACTCATTGTCTGGTGACACACCAAACACTACTGCGTTTAACTTCTCAAACTCTGGTACGAGATTATCAAAGTCAACGATTTCAGTTGGACATACGAATGTAAAGTCTTTTGGATAGAAGTAAACAACTTTCCACTTTCCAGGAACTAAAAAAGATGCCATTTCTGGTTCGTCTTTTCCAGGAACTGCAGCAGGATGCTGGTCTTGTCTGATCCATTTAGGAAAGTTATTTCCAATAATTCGGGTGTGACCCTTTTGCATTTCAATATTATGTGCCATTAATTTAATTCCAATCTAGCTGTAGGTGTATCAATTTTTCCAAGAATCATAACATTAAATGCTATGCTAATTCTATCTGCGGTTTCGTCTTCAGTAAATCCTTTGTCCACACCATGGTACATCCAGCTTGGCCACATCAACAATGTGCCTCGCTTTGGTGGGAATCTAAACAATCCAGCATTGTATTCAAACATACGATCATACGATGGTTCAAAAACTCTTGCAGCTGGTCTGGGATCGACAAATGCAGTTGAACCACATTTCTCTGGTGTTTTAACATACAATAAACCAGACACAAGACTATTTGGGTGCAGGTGCACTGGATGTCTGTGATTTGGATTAGTTACATTTGCCCACATACCACTGATGTAGTGTGCATCTCTTTTAACACCGAGAAAATCTAAAAAGTTTTGAGTCTCAGCAAGAACAATCTTACCAAATTCAATAAAAGGCTCTCCCATTTCTGGACTGTGTAAGTCATCGCTTGTAACAAAATTACCTGCTTCAAAATTACCTTGTTTATTATCTCGCATTTCCAAGATTCGTTTTTCTAACTTATCACAAATGGATGTGTCTTCCAACTCTCCAGTAATTAGTGGTGTAGGAAACAGTGCAGTTATACCTGCATTAACTAGGTAATTAGTTTCTCCAGTTGCTTTTTGTTGCTCTTCACTCATACTTTATTCACCTCAATTTTACATTTGTTTAAAAAATCTATTCCGAATTCATCACGATAAGAGTTTCGGTAGTACACTGTATTTATACCTGCTCCATGTATCAACTTAGCGCAATGAATACAAGGAGCATGAGTGCAGAATAAACTGGAGCCATTGCCTGATTCACCATCACGAGCCAATTTGATAATTGCGTTTGCTTCAGCATGAATAACCTCATCTTTCGTTACTGTAGTTACTGTGTCATCTGAATGTTGCACGATGTTCTCACATTCGTTTGTCCAACCAGAGGGCATTCCATTATATCCAATAGAGATGATGCGATTGTCTTTCACGACAACCGCACCGACCTGCAATCTAACTGCACTGGACAACTGGGCGAATCTCTCCGCAGTGTCCATGAAAGCATCAACCCATTTTTGTTTCATCGTATTGTTGTTTGTCCAACAACTGCTCCAGGTTTCTGTAGTGCTTCTTCTCTGCGTTTCTTGTACTCTTCATTCTCTACAGGTAACAATTCAATTCCTCGTGGTTGCACTGCAGACACTACTGCTGGTGCTGGCTCTTCATCCAGATTCTTAAATCGATCATCACGAGTCCTACCATTATTTGCTGGTCGAGTTAGTCGTTGAGCATCTTCTGTTGCGATCTTAAACTGCACATATGCACGATACACATCACCCTCTTTGAAGACAGCAACATTCTCTCGTTTGAAGAATCCAATCGCTTGTTTCACTTGAACCTTTGATACACGATCAATTTCTCGTTCAACTGTTTGTCCACTCTCAAGAGTAGACTCACGAGTAACAGAATTTACATCTGTCTTCAGTCGTTCAGCGATCTGAATCTTGGCATTGATAGTTGCCTTGTCAATTGCAAACTGCATATCTTTTGAAGTGTCTGTGGCAGTCACCACGATGAACTTATTGTCATCTGGATCTTTTGCAAGATACCACTGGGGAATGTTGTCTATTTTATTGGCTGGAACCTCAACTGTCTTGTTGGGATCTGCCTTGAAGGTTGAACAACCAGATAAGACTATCAAAGATGCAAGAGTGCATGTCATAATATATTTCATTTCAAATTCTCCTAATTACAAAATTGTGATAAACTACTCGCCTAGAATAAATCGGCACTGACGATATCTGTCGATAAATCTCATCTCTCGTCATACTGCTTCTAAAAGTAATCTTATGTTTGGTAAAAACTGCCATCAATGTTTCTTTACTTTCATTGATACCATCGGGGACAACTGCATGCCATCCTCTGGGTAAGGTCAGCCTACCATCAATAAGATTGCTCTTAATTCCATCGTAAGGATACATCATATGCATCTTGTCACCGTAAACGCTAAACAAGTAAACATACAATGGCTCTTTAGTTATGACATCGAATCGATAGAGTTTACCATCAAGGGCGATCTCTTGAGCATTGAGGATATCTCCTGCCAGTTGACGACCTTGTTCAACTTCAATCTTTACTTCAACAACACAACTATCTCGTCTGTCCTTAACTGTTTCATTAAGAACTTTCCGCAAAGTACCAGCAGATTCGATTTCAGTCTTTTTTATGTACTGACATTCGATCCCCTCAGCATTTCTTTCCTTACAAACATACTGCTTCTTTACTTCAAATTCTTTAACAGCATAATTCTCAAGCGCATCGCTAATAGCTGATGCTCTGGCTATATTACAGTCTCTGTCTTCACCTGTTCCAAAAGAAACATCAGCGTAAACATTAGTGCAAACAGCCAAACATAATATAGCAAGTGTTTTCACTTTATGCTTTCGAATCCTCGATGATCTTGTCTAATGCTGCAGCTGCATCCCAATACTCTTCTGCAAGACCTCTCCACTTAACAACTTCAACTTCGTCACCTTCCCAGCGACTCCATGTCTTACCATCCCAGTTACAATACTGTGGGTGTTCGTATTGAGTAGTTGTTACTTCATAACGACCGATTTTGTCTGGATTAGTTGCAACACCAAACCAATCTGTTCGTTCCAATTCATTTAGTTCTTCTTCAAATGCATCTTCTTCCCAACGATCGACTTCTTCAAGAACATTGGTATAATCCAAAATGTCTTCAGGCAATTCTTCAACTGAAGCACGATCTGATAGATCGTAGTTGTAGTAGTCATCGAATCCATCTTCAAAACGACCAGCGAATCCCATTCCAGGTTCATGATACAACGCACGAACAGTCCAGCCTTCTGTCTCTAAGTATTCATACAGTGTAGTTGGAGGAGACCAAGCAGAGTCAAAGTGCATAACAATGGTGTTGTCATCTTCTCGTTCCCAATCCATCATGGAAACATCCCACTTGCAACCCCAGTTGTTTATATTCCAATCATACCAGTTTTCTTCCTCAGATGCTGGTCGTGGTCGTAGATGATTAAATGGTTGAGCATCTTCTTTTAAAAGTTCTTGCTCAAAGCCATCAATCACTTCTTTACTATCGTGGTGCAGGGTTGCACTGTTATAACACCAATTCGGCATACTTCACTCCATTCATAATATGTTTCAGTTAATCTATTATACTACAAACCATCTTGCATGTCAAGCATTATTTTGTTGCAAGTTTCTCTTTCCATTGAGCAATGGCAGGAATGATTCCAGCATCTGATACAAGTTTCCATGTAATCTTTGGATACATCTTCTGCAACTTCTGGTCTTTAACTGCAATAAGAATTGCAGCTTCAGTAGGATGGATACCTTCTAACAGACCAATAAACAATCCTTCTCGTTTGATTGGCTTTAAGTCTTGACGCATGAACACATACATTTTCTTTGCTTCAAGAAACAAGTTTGTGTCACACATTCCAACTGGTTGGTCAGCAGGTTTAAATGGTGGCTCACCTTCAGGTAATAGCATCTTGTGTGATGGTAAGAAGTTGTGAGCAAACAATACCTTTAGTAGAAATTCATCTTTGTGTTTCTCAATTGTCTTAGGATCATCATTGATCTCTTTAAGAATCTCGGTCACATATTGTTTCATTAAAAATCCTCTAGTTCGTCTAATAGTAAACGGCAACGATGTTCAATCAAATAATTCATGATAGTCATCTTATCACCACTCGGTTGTGTATTTATGTACGCTTTGATGATGTCTTCTGAAACATCAGGCGGAATATGATCAAAGTCAACCAGTACACTATTGCGTTGCCAATTGCGTCGTTCTTCATCGTTCTTGCAAGCAATGAATCCATTGTCAAAGAACTCTTGTAGTCGTTTGGCACTCATTGGCTTTTGTCGTTCACCTTTCATAAACACATCGTCTTTGCTTAGGATGTTTGGCACACCATCACCAGTATCACCCTTAACGATATGCTCAATCTTATGCTCAATGATTTCTTTATGTGATGCAGTAATGTATTTCTTCTGCATTGGAGACCACTGCTTCACATTGTTGAACAACTGCAACTGCTTGAAGTCTTTATCAGAGGACAGAATCAATACCTTCTGTGGATCTTCAACTAGTCCTTGTTGCACTAGAAGATTCTCTTGTAAGTACTTTGTCATGACTGCAATGATATCATCTGCTTCTGCACGATCCACATGAAGTACACGATAAGGAAAGTGTGTGGCAAGATCAGTACGCATCTCTGATAGTGTATCAAAGATCAACTTCCAATCCAGATCTGATTTATCTCGATTGCTCTTACGCATACCTTTGTAGAACTCAAAGTATTCCTTACGCCAGTACTTACGACCATCGCAACAGATGACTAACTCTCCGTAATCTTTACCATACTTCTTCTTGTATGATTTAAGAGTGGACAAGGTAACATGACGAATAAGATTCTTTACCTCTGCTTCACTACCTTTCAACTCACGCTGGAAAGTAAGGATGGCTGCAAGTGCCACCTGACTATAATCAACTAATATCATATTAAAATGCTCCCAGCAAAATACATTCTTCATTGACACGACCATTCGGCACAGTTACCGTAGTGGTTAATGGTTTCATTGCACCATTCAATGGTCGCTTGCCCAATGTTAATCCCTTAAAGAATACATCTGGCTTACGCAACATCTGTGTTTTGGATTCTTTCACATCGAATCCGATAATTGTAGTACCCTTAACTGTAAGCACATCATTGATTGCTTTGTAAACAGTTATCTTACGATACTTCGTGTTGTATACCCATACTTCAGACGATCCAACAATCGTCTCTGGTTTGATTGACTTAAGATTCAAGTCAGCAAATTCTTTCATGTACTTCATCTTGGCAACCACCTTACCAGCTGGTTGTGGCTTACGCTTTCTTGGTGCACGATTCGCTTTGGCAGTCTGCACTTGCTGACTACAATCAGCGATGATGCCTTCCAAGAACTCAGCAAACTTCTTTAGTTCTCGTTTTGTAAAATGCGAGTATCCTTCGACAAGTTGTTCGTCATCACCTTGGATGGCTTCACGAATCTCTTCCAACTGTCCAACATAGAACTCTCCGATTCGCTTTGCAATTGGTGCTGCCACTTCGTTTGATAGTAGATAATTCTTTGTCGAGAAGTCAGACTTCTTCGTTTGAGTAAATTCATCGATTGCTCCATCTATTTCAGCAGCAAGGTCATGGGCTTTCTCTTCCATTCGCTGTTGAATGGAAATGACATTAGTAGGTAGTTTTTCGACTTCAATCTGTTCAACAATTTTCTTTGCATCCTCTAACAACACTTTCAATGTGTTAGTAAAGAATGGACTAGCATCATTCAATTGTTTCAAGTCTGTCTGCTCATTTGACATGAGACGACATAGTGAACCAAATGTGGTAAATTTGTAGTCAGGGAGTTTCTTGAGTTGTTTAGCAATCTTGGGTTCTTTCTTTGTGAAGAACTCAATCGTAAACATCTTCTGTTCTTTTGCACCAGTGTTGACAGAGTAGTATGTCAACGCACGACTCAGACTGGTCGTAAAGTCCAGTTGGTCGAGTGTTGGTTCGAACTTCTTTTGTGACAACAGAATTGCATTATTCTTTGCACGACGCTTTGCAGTATTCACAGCCATAGGTTTGTAACCTCCATAATATAATATCTATTATACTACAATTCGCAATTAAAGACAAGCACTATTTTGAAGTAATTTTCTCGTATAGTTCCACGAAGTCCTCGTGGTCTGCAACTTCCTGTGCAAGATTCTGCTTATGATATGTCTTTGCAATCTTGGAAATAACTTTCTTGGGAATTTGCAATGTATCAGATTGTTCTTTAACGATCTCACGAATTAAATCTCGTTCTGCCTCAGTACGAATCATTGAGTTGCTAATCTCTTGAATAGCACCTTGTAAATCTTTTTTCTGTTCAGGTGTTAATGCGTAGTTCATTTCTTGCTCCCAAATGATACTCCATTAGTTCCACCAATTACGCCACCAAGAATGACTGTTGCCACCCATGTTTCAAATGTAACTGGAATCGCCAATACAGGGAATAATGTATTTAAAGACCAAATAGTTGCTAGTGGGAATAAAACTAACAACACCAATATTGCTATTAATACGAATAAGATTTTCATAGATCAAAACTCACTTTGGTTACGGAGTCCCATCGGAAGGATCTCCATTCTTGTTTTTCTGTATCGAAGGCACGAACTGCGGATCCAGAATCCTTGCTACTTGCCCCTTCGGTTTTGGGGTGTTTGTCTGTTGGAATTCGTCCTTCAACGAGAGTGCATCGCATATCTCTAAGTGTACCATCTTTTTTGGTAAAAGTAACGCACAAGTCTTTGATGTTTTCATCGTGTAGTACTCCAAGAGTCCATGTTTTAAATTCGTCAAACTCTTTATCCGTTTTGAACACTGTTTGCATTATCAATTTCCTTTTTCAAATCTTCAATCATTGGACCAAAAAATGATATAAATTCTTTGGTATCATAAAATGTAGTATGCCCATGGTCTGTTAAAATCTTTCCATCTTCTTTATGTGAAGTTTGCTTGATTGAAAACTCCACTAAATCCCATGGATGTGACTTAACAGTAATTACCCTGCGCAAACCTTCCCGAACTAATTCATACTCATAGTTCATCTGTTGCCTTTCTGTGCTTAGGTTGACGAATGTACTGAACCTTGCTCTCCACTTTTCTCATACGATATTTTGGAGTGCGTAAATCCTTTGCTATTGGATTTCTAGGTTTCATTGTTCTATTATACATGTCTTTCTCTTACAAGGCAAATTTCTTTAATAGTTGTTTTGCATCTTTGCAGTCGCCCATCAGATTATCCATCTCTGCGAGAATAATCATTTGTTGCAAACTATCTGCAAGTTGCTGGTCTTCCTCATCCAATAGATCATACCATTCCTCGTATTCTTCAACTGAATCTAAAGACCACATATGGTCTAACATCTCCACTTGATACTCAGTCAGGTTTTCTATTTGAATCATACCATTTCCTTAATGTTCGACCATTTGGCTAATTTTGCTCGCTTGGCTTGTGCTGCTCTTGCAACTACATTGGCATCGATGATTTCTTCTTCAGTCATCATTTCAATCATGCAAAGCAAATCACCAATTTCTTCTTCGAGTCGTTCTCGATTCGTAGCACCCAAGTGCTCACCATCAACTCCGAATCGAAACACCTTACTTATCGCTTGCGCAACTTCAGCACACTCTTCTTGACAGATAAGCATTATCTCTTCCTGTCGTGCCGACTTCATTCTATTCACCACAAACTTATTCACATGTTTCTCCAAAAACTTGTTTCTCAGCTTCAGTCAACAACACATTTGCGAATTGCTCACAGAAAATATTAAACCAAAATTCATTAAGCAGGGGTGCTGGTGCACCTGCTTTAATAACCAATGCTCTCAATTCATCATTCATAACTACCTTTCAAAATTAGTACTGGTTTTTCTTTATAGTCTATAGCCAGTAAAAATAGACTGCTGCTGTTTTGGCTGTTTAAGGTCTGCCACGGATATCCCTCCACAAAGACCACTGGGTTTAACCCCAATCTTTCTTATCACCGTATTGCTCATTGTAATCGTAACCAGCATGGTATGCTTCTAATTCATCTGGTTCAGTTGCTTCTATTCTTGGACCAGATCCACCACCAACTCCACCACGATGTGGGTCACGAGCACGATGGTAGTAAGAGTCAGCTGAACCACGATCAAAGAATGATCCATGGCTCTTGTCAAACATTGAAGTCAGTGCTTGTGCTTCTTTATAAGTCATTCTAATCATTATTGTTCTCCATAATATTGAGCATCATCGTTTGCCACTTCATCGGCATACGACAAGTATTCGTATTGTTTTTCAAGTTCTAAATTTTCACGCTGTTCAAATGCGTCTTGTACCATTTGAATTGGAATGTTAAGTTTAATTGCGATAAACTTAGCAGACATACCTTGTTCAATTAAGTCATCAATTTCCATTGCTAGTTCAGCCATTTTACTCATAATTTATACCTTTGAAATTCGTACATCATAAGAAACACGATTCATCTTGTGGTCGTAGACTGTCATCGTTGATGCAATGCCGATTGCATTAAACATATTTTCAAACAACTGACGGACAACTACATTCACACTAACTGAATCACCAACTCCACGCTTAATGGCTGCACCAGTCGTATAAAAAGATACACCATTCACAATCACACGATATTTCATAATCAATCCTTATTTAAAAACTATCAAAGCCAACAAGATGCTGTTGAAGAAGAAACCGACTGCATTCGATACGATATACAGCGTATCTTTTTGCACGATTGCTCTAAACAAGAACAACATCAAACCAGACCAAACAAGAATCACCATGCTAACAGGTGGAACATTGTTTGAATAACCTAAAATCACTCCAAGAGTCGTTGGGAGAGTAGCACCATGAATCAGTACCATTCCAAGCCAACCACTAAGAGCACCAAACTTTTTAATTGTATTTTCATTTTTCATACAACTATTATACAGTATATTGCAATTAAAGACAAGCATTTTCTGCAAATAAAAAACCCCTGCATCTACAGGGGTTTACGGAGGGGTAATAACCCTACAGGTCGTGGGGTTATCTATTTCCAGTACTTAGAGTAGTCTATCCTGTTCCAATATGCATCGTTATTTCTGTTCCAAAAGTTTTGAATAAGATACCATGCCATACCAAAATACCCCATCTTTTGAAACCTTCTACTATCTTGTCCAAAATAATGATTCATCAACTTGAATTTCTTGGGATCGTACTTTTTAGACAAAAAGAAATCTTCGCTTGTTCCATACTTCTCAGCAAATCCACCAAACTCTTCGAATTTATCTCTGCGAGTTAGCATAAAAGCACCAACAGCGAATGGAACTTTATATTGCATGATTCTGTTGATACAGTTGAACATCATAAACCCAATTTGTGCACGGAAGTCATCATCATAACACTTTGCATATAATCCAACAAGATCTAAGTTATTAGTTTCTAACTGATCAACTGCATCACGAATAACTGTGTCGCTGAAGAAACGAACATCAGCATCAATGAATAAAATGTATGGTGTTGTTACTATTTTTGCTCCATTGTTTTTAGCGATAGAGACTGGACCACCTTCAATGACTTCAACATTCAACTCACCCTTCATTGTTTGAATGACTTCTCTTGTATTGTCAGTAGAGCAGTCAGCAATGATAATTCTGGTATTACCTATCTCTTGCTGGCGCAGATGCATTAACAAATGCGCAATGTAGTTCTCTTCGTTTTTACAAGGAACTACAATTGTTATTTTATTACTTAATGACATTTGTGCGTTTATGCTTTAGTGATTTCTTCAACGCTTTCAACCACAGTTTCTTTTCTTTTACTCTATCATGATTGACGCATGCTAGATACATCTTCTTCACTATCTCTTTCACTTTCATTGTCTGTCTCCTTTGTCCATGTTACTATTTCCCAGCGTCCATCATGGTGCTCAACAAGAGCAGTGCAAGATTCTACCCAATCACCATCATTCATATATATCACGCCATCAATCTCTTTGATTTCTGCGTGGTGTATGTGTCCACATATGACGCCATCATAACCACGCTTCTTACAATACCCTGCAAGATTTTTCTCAAACTGAAACATAAAGTCTACTGCTTTTTTGACCTTGTGCTTAAGAAACTTGCTAAGGCTAAAGTACCCAAAACCCATGCGACGACGAATCCAATTAAATTTACTGTTGAGGCTAAGAACAATGTCATATGCTTTATCTCCTAAGAATGATATCCATGGTGCTAGTCTAGTAATACCATCGAATAGATCTCCATGTGTAACTAGGTATCGTTTACCATCTACACCGATATGTTCTGTTTGATTTTGTATTTCAATCAGACCGAAAGAGAATCCATAGGGGATCATCGGTCTTAAGAATTCATCATGATTACCTGCAACATAAATTACCCTCGTTCCACGCTTGGCATGACCAAGTATTCTGCGGACAACATTAGTGTGGCTTTGTTTCCATCGCCACTTGTTCTGTTGGATTTTCCAAGCATCAATTATATCACCTACGAGATATAAAGTCTCGCAGGTGTTATGTTTTAAAAAGTTATTTAATTTGTTTGCTTGACAATCACGAGTACCTAAGTGAACATCACTTATAAAAATGGTACGGTATTTCATTATGGTTTCAATTCGCCACGCTCGATTAATATTTTCTTGTTAGCCTGATGCTCTGCTTGAGTCAATTCTTTGTTCTCACCTTTGTATGGCACTGCGTAGTTGTTTTGGATTAACCAATCATTGACACGAGTACCATCTTCAAGAATAAAGACACCAAGAATTCTACCAAACTTATCATCGTTGCTGTCAGGTTTTTGTGTTTCAATAATTTGCCAAGAACCCACAGGTAGTTTCTCTGCTAATTTCTTCTTAGAAAGTTGCCCACGAACCTTTTCTTCTGCAATAGTAGTTCTTGATTCTGGGGTATCAACTCCAGCCATACGCACTCTTTGATTAGCAAGAATAATTTTGAAACCTAAATCTAAATCGATGTCAACTGTATCACCATCAAGAACTTTAATAATCTTACATTTATATTGATACATAATATCCTCAGTCGTTTCTAGTATTGCGTGTTGGTGGATCGTCTGGTAATAATTCAACAACTGGTGCTACAGCTAATGGCATCGGTCTTGGAGCCATTGGAACTGGTGTTGGTGTCATAAGTGTTGGTGCGACTGATGATGTAACATTACTTGCTGCTCCAGCAACCTTTTCTTGAGTACGACCCCATGCTGCAATACCAAGAACTGCACCCATTGCTAAGTGAAATAAGCCAGCACCTTGTAGTGTTAGCGGACTCCATTGAGTGACTGTTTGATGAGTAAATACTTGTAACAAACTCCATAGCACTGGAAATATAGCCATATCTAATGTACAAATAATCATGTACATCCAACCCATGGCTGGACGCCATTTCTTCTGCATCCAGTCTTCGTCTTTTTTAACTTCTGTTGTCATTTAAAACTCCATTTATTATAGTATTATTGGAATCCACAACCATAATGCTTGCGACATCATTATCGCAGCAATAATACCGACTATCTTACTGGCAGAATACAATCTAGTATTTACTGCTAAGATTGATGCTGTTAGTAAAACAATTGCGATTTGAAACAAAGAACCAGCATAGGTATACCAAGGAGATTTTGCTCTAGCAACTGATCTCTCATCTTCCAATGCTCTTGCCTTTGCCATCAATTCTACTTTACCTTCACCTGTTTTAGGATCAGATTCATAGCGTTCAATTTTTGCTGCTAATTCTCTAATCTTTTTAGGATCCTTAGCATTTTCTAGTTGCCCTTCAGCAAGTGATTGCTTAATAGACTTGGCTTGAAAAAATGCCCATGTGTTGTTCGCTTCTATTGTGTTATTTAGAATTTTACTAGAATTAGAACCACCAACCAAAGTGTTGATTGCCAGCAATGCTGCTAAAATACAAATAACAATACCTGCTTTGTCTTTAATTTGTGCTTCTCGCTCTGAACGAGATAGTTGTTTTTCTTCTGCCATTTGATCTCCTTATTAATTTTATCGTATCATATAGTTTTTGTGCCAGAAGTACCAGAACCTATGACGCATGCAATTTCTGTATTCTTTTTTAGCAATGTCCAATTACCTTGTTTATCTTGCCATAAAGAATATACTGAACCATCTGTTATATCTGATCCCGACCAAGTTAATTCTTCTCTTTGAGTCTTAGAAAGAAATTCTATTAGTGGCATAACTGGACCACAGGTTACTTGATAGTTGTATGTAAATGGCTGTGGCACAGCAACCTGTGGTTGTGCCTGAGTAGCCAGCGAAAAAGTAAACAGTAATAATCCTAATGCTTTCATAACAATCCTTAGTGAATAACTTTAATTTGATGTTCTGCCCATATCAAAAATGTGATAACTGTAATAGTTATAATTAAAACGATTTGTGCCAGTCTCATATTTTATATAATTTTAAAAAATAAGTTATTAATGCTGCTGCAGTAAGACACCAACAAAAAAGATCAATTTGTTTATGTCTATCTCTATCCATTGCTGTTAACTCTTCTTGACGCTCTTTTTCCATTATATTTTTTTCTGTTTCGACTTTAGCCCAAGCATCTTTACCGTACTTACGAATTGTATCAGCTTTTAATTTTGCAATCTCTTGTTCATGTCTAAATTTAGATTCAAATTTATCAAGTGCTCTAACTTCTAGTGATGCTTTACGAGCAGCCTCTGCTAACTTTGCTGTAACACGAGCCTTGTGTTCTTTCTGTACAGTGGCTTCCATATCAGCTTGTTGATCGGAAACAATAGAACCAAATTCCTTACCTATTTTCTGTGCTTCTTTTAGCGTAGCTGAAGCAGTTTTTGCTGTTTCAAGCATTTTATCTTCCAATATATTGTTTAGGTTGTGCTTCTTCTTTTCTTTGTTTCTCAGTCTTTGGAAATAATTCATATCCCAACTGAGGATACTTTTTCATTCTATCTTCAGCAACAAATACCATTAAAACAAAGGTTAATAGTAGTATTGCTATAAATCCACCTATCCACCAAGTCCATATATACAACTCTCTCATAAACCTAGCTTGTTTAATATCTTCTTTATGTTGCGCTTCAATTTGTTTCTTAAGAGCAAACGACTGTCTTGCATTTATTATCTTAGACTGTTGTAGCACTTCTGTCCATAGCGCACCCAACTCAGGTGGACTTTGATATATCATTACTTCTCGTAATTCAACTTCCATCTGCTCTAGTTTTTTCTTCATCAGTACTCTTTGTAGAGCACGACTACCAACAGAAGCATCACCAGTGTATAATTGATAAGATCTTTTTTCTTCAGCTTCGAATACTGCTATACATTTTGCTTGATTATCAAAGAAAGCACCAAGATGCTGACCCAACTCAAAATAAACATCACTATGGTCTTTTTTGTTTAAATCTTTTACTCTGGCTTTTTCTTCATTAAGTTGTTTGATTGCTGCAGGTGGTGGTGTCTTTCCCTTCCCTGCATACATACCATGGAACTGCTCATCTAAATCTTTGAGCACATCCTTGACATCACCAGCTGCACCTTTGATATCTTTGTATAATTTACATCCAGCTTTGATTGCAGATACTGCGCCATTTGCTAGAGCAAAGAGTGTTAGGGGATCCATTATCTGTTTTCTTTTTCTCTTGCTTGCTGCTGCATTCGAACAGTTTTTATTCTTTGAGCAACCTTAGCCTCATATTCATTTTTTTCTTGAATGACGCTATACAATGAGATTCCACCAAAGAGTACAGAAAATAATATTACTGCACTACCAACAAATACCATCCCATACATAAACAAATCTGCCATCTTTTGCTTATGTTTATGTTTCTCTTCTTCAATTGCACGCTCTGCTGCTAGTCTCTCTTTCAACAAACGAGTGCGCTCTCTGATCATATCTTCCCAGATCTGTGGCTTGCCCAACTCCCACAGTATCATGTCTTTAAGTGCACGCTCGTCTTCACGAAGTTTATTGCTATGTATAGCAAACTCAAGTGCTTGACGACCTATCTGCGCATCACTTTTTCCAACACTAGAAACTCTCGCTTTTGTGCTTGCGATATGAACAGCGTCTGCGGATTCAAAGAATTTACTAAACTGTCCAACTAGACCATGAATGTCTTTACCTAAAGCAACAGCTTGCTTAATATGTTTTACAGCTTCTTGGGCTGCGACAAAAGCCAGCCCAATAGTAATCGGATCCATTACTTTCTCGCATCCTTAGAACTTACACTAGAAGATGGTTGAGGTGGAACTGGTGCTGCTACTGCTTTTTGTGGTGGTTCTGGGTATTGAACGCAAAAAGTTTTGAATGCAAGTGGCAGTTGAGATTTAAGATCAGCTAGACTACTTTTACAAGCTGCTTCATCTTTAAAATTCCCAACATTTTGTATGACTGGATTTATTATTCCAGCACTAATGATTACAATTGACCAAACATAGCTGCCCATACATATGGTTCACCCAAAGATTTATTGTTATTATAAATCTATTTAGGATTTGCAACAATGTGAGGCTATTTTTGCAGGTCTTCTACTTCTTTTTCGATGGTTTTTACACCTGGAGATGAGAACACACTCTGGACTTTGTTCAAGAACGATTGTGTTTTCAGAGGTTTTTGACCAGTTTCTTCCATATATCGACCAACTTGTTTTCGATTATAGAGTTCTGGTTCCCAATCCTTAGTTGGTTCGTCTACTTCAATTTCTGGAATTTCAGATTCCAGTAAATCATTTACTTCTTTTTTTATTTCTTCTGGAACAATAGTAGTTTCTAGTTGTTCTTTTGATAAATGCTCTGTCATTTGAGTGAAGACAGGAGTTGTCGATGGCTCACTGACTTTTATTTCGTCATTAAGTCTAATCTCTGTTGGTTCTGGAAAATCTTCAACAGGTGGTTTGTCAAAGAATTCATTCCACTTTCTTCCACCAGTGTGTTTAAGATTCCAGTTTGCTGCGATTAATAGTAGTACTGCCAATGGGTCAAATACAATAACGATGAGTATGGTGACAATACGAACTGCCTTCTCAAGCATGTTCGTATCGTTTGAACTTTCGTCACCATATATCAATGCAGCAATGTACTTTATTGGTCCAACTTCTGCTTCGACTTTACGGACTTCGCTGGCGATTGGGGTACGCTCTTCGTTGAGTTTGGCGATCTTGGCTTGCGCTGCACCGATTTCGTTGAGGATTCTGGCTCTGTCTTTTTGCTGACTTCTACGGACGGTAATGGCTCGCTCTGTTCCTTTGGTATCGTCTGTTCTTGCGATGGTCTGATCAACTTGAGCATCGAGTTGAGTAAGTTCTTTACGATTTGCATTGATATTTTCCTTTTCTGTTTTAATTTTCTCATCAATCAATGCTAACTTAGACTGAACATCTCCCGTGGGAATTGCTTGATCTAAATGTGCCTTTGATAAGAATCCAAAAATGCCCATTGATGTCAACATCATTAAGACAACTAGGGCAACTACAAAGTATGACTTCATCAATTTTGGAATTTCTTTCCAATTTCGATAGAGCCATGATGCAACTACGAGTTTAGATGCTTCAAGCAACGAACCCATAAGAGCAATCGGTACTACAGCTGCAGCAAAGATTGCGATAAGACCCATCACAGCATAATATGCTGCTAGAGCGGACAATGATAGCGCAACTGCAAAAAGTAAATATGTCATAGTTTGTTTTTAATATGAGAGCCATGGACTCGGACAGAAATCTGCCCATTGTAGTAGTCGTCTGACTCCAACACCTTTCGTGCAAACTGTTCTCGTGCTTCTATGTAAGAACATTCAGCTTTGGATTTACAAAAGAAAAGAATCTCACGAACAAAGTTGTCTTTGCCGAGAGACTCTACATCTTTATTTAGTTCTATACTAGAACCATAGTACTCCATCCAATCAGAGTCTATTTTACTACGGATCTTCTTTCGTTTCTTGATTCCGTTTTTCTGCTTTACCATTTTGTATGTGGTCTTGGCAAACTTAGATAACTTTTTGCCAACATACATACGACTGTTGGCTTTGTTCGTAATTAAATAAACAAAGCCAACACAAGCATCAGGTAGTTCCTCAATAATTTCGTTATTATAAAGCCACATTAGAATAATCAGTAGTATAAACTACTATTTATTCTTCCTCTTCGTAGTCGTCTTCTTCGTAAATATCGGCAGAGCAAATAGGGCAGTAAACGATATCCTCTAGTCGTTCTTCTGACTTGAGGATAATCTTACCTCTTGCCTGACATTCATTACACTCAAAAATCTTCGTTGTCATTTTAAATGGTTTCCTTTAATGCGTCCAATGCTATATTTCCAGAAATAGAAATTCTACGATTTTCTGTTGTATAAAATGGATACACACAATGTTTTAAATTTGCGGGGAACATTATAAGAGTTCCTTCCATGCTTTTATCAACTGCAATAGTATGATGTAATTGGTCACCAACTATAGAAAGATATGAAAATTGGAATGTTGATGCAAATTTTGAATTGGTTAGTTCTTCCTCAATATTATACGGTATAGTCATCCAGATACTATATGATAAAACTCCATCATGATCATGACTTGGTATATATTCACCTCGCTCTTGCACATTTATCCATGGATCAAGTGCAATAGATTGTGTTTTATGGCAGTTGGTTTTATGTTTTTTGACAAAATCAGTATTCTGCTGTATATACAACTCAGATAAACCTAAAACATATTTTTTTAAATTTTCATTATTTTTAATAAGATAATGTTTAGCAGTTCCTGTACCAGATAATCCTGATGCCATTTCTACTAAGGATCCATCGTTGTATCTAGTTTTCTCAGCCTCGATACATTCCTGTTTCAATTGCAAAAATAAATCATTTGGTAATCTGTTTTGTAGAATATCAAAATTACTTGGAGTAAACCACCCAGAAATCATTTTATGCTTTCCCCCAAACATCACCCCATGTGCCAGACAATGCACCCTTTGCATAATCAGTAACACGATTCTCAAAGAAGTTACCATGTACTGGTGCGTTAATCATTTCTTCAACCCATGGAAGTGGATTCTTTTTAACTTTAAAGATACCTTTCATGCCAAGAGAGATTAGACGACGATCTGCAATGTAACGAATGTACTGTTTAACATCTGCTGCAGATAACTCACGCATGTCTGCACCTTGATAGCAAAGATCAATAAACTTATCTTCTAACTCTACCATCTTCTCAGCGATTGTGTATATCTTACCCTTTAGTTCATCATTCCAGATCTCAGGATTTTCTTTGATATACTCACGGAACAATTTAATCATTGATTCCGCATGAATTGTTTCATCAGCAATAGACCATGTAACAATTTGCCCCATACCTTTCATCATGCCGTGGCGTGGAAAATTAAGAAGCATGATAAAAGAACTAAACAACTGCATACCTTCAGTAAAGGCACTGAAAACAGCAATATGCTCAGCAGTACTAGCGATAGTACCATTGCGACTAGAAAGGTCAAGTACATAGTCATGTTTATCTCTCATCTCTTGATATTCAAGAAACTCATTGTATGTAGATTCTGGCATACCAAGAGTTTCAATTAAATGTGAGTAAGCAGCAATATGTAATGCTTCTCTTGCTGCAAAACCCATCAACATCATTCTTACTTCAGGTTGTGGAAAGTATGGCAGATAATTATTAACATATCCACCAGCCACATCAATGTCTCCTTGAGTGAAGAATCTAAAGATGTTTGTGAGGAATAGTTTTTCCTCAGCAGTTAGTTTCTTTTTCCAATCTTTTACATCTTCTGCCATTGGTACTTCTGAATGCAACCAATGTGCTTGTTCGTGTTTCAACCAAGCATCATATGCCCATGGATAGTTGAATGGTTTGAAGTATGTTCTTTGATCTGTTAGTCTTGATTTTGTTTTTGTAATCATTCGTTCTTTTCCATTTATGTTTCTATTAATTTATTTACAAATTCTAATAATAGTGCGTGGTGTCTACCTTCATGCCAATATTGTTTTAGAGTTTTGTTATCATACCACCACTCTAAAGAATCTAAGCAAGCACCCATCACACCAATTTTGCCTTGCCTAATACACATTGGTTCTTTATTGAAATATGTACTGACAATTTCTGAATGGCTAAGATCGCCTACAAAAGTGCATCCATCACGAAAGAATATTCGTTCTTCTTCACCTTGCCATACACAATGAGCAGCGATATTATAACTTCTCATAATATCTGCAGTTGGTCTCTTTATGTACTGAACAGGCTCAGCACCTTTTAATATATCAAAGTAAGATGGTCCAGCCCAATATGCACCAACACAAACACCTAGATACGCACCACCATTGGCAACATAATCTGCCACAGCATTTGCATTCTTTCTCGGGAACATATGAAAATAATCATCTGCACCACCAATTGCACCACCAGGAAATATTAACATATCTACACCATTAAATGTTTCTGGTGTACATTGTTCTTTTTTAAAGATTTTAATATTATAATGTGGAGACAGCACATGAAGAAACCCATCACTCATTGATATTGCACTTTTGGTGCGGTCATCTTGAAACAGGGCTATAGTTTTCATACTGACACTTTTCGCTTTCTTAAAATCATACCAACATATGTTCCACAAAACGCACCCGCCATTGCTGGAATGATTAACCAATGATTAGTTGTATAGTTTATAACTGCTACACTTCCTAAAATATAACAGGCAACACTCCAAAAACTCGCACCCAATACATACTCATTTGCCACACATCTTAAGTAGTATGTGTAAACAATATCAAGTAAAAAAATTGCAAAAAATGTTGTAATATATTCCAACATAATTATCCTTCACATGCCATGCATGCGCCATCCTCGGTAGTTAATGCGGTTAAGTCGATTTCTTTAATAATGTCTCGTTCAATTCGTTTTGATACCTTGTCTGCTTTGGCTATCTTATCACTACGGCAGTAGTACATAGTCTTCAATCCAGACTTCCATGCTTGGAAGTGCACCGCATGAATATACTTGATGTGACTATCTGGTCTAAAGAATACATTCAACGATTGTGCTTGATCGATATATTGTTGCCTGTCGGCAGCGTGTTGAACGACCCAACGCTGGTCGATTTCCATAGAAGTCTTGAAAACATCTTTTGTCCAGTCTTCCATCCAATCCAAGTGCTGAACTGAACCATCGTTCGCAATAATGCTAGACCAGACTTCGTCTGTCCAACCCTCTTTATGATTGACTGATTCTTTTTGGATGATTTCATCTAGATACCTATTCTTGTTTAGGTGAGAACCCGAAAGAGTATCCTGACGATAAGCATTGGCACGATAAGGTTCAATAGAAGGGCTAGTATTGCCCATAAGAATGGAAGAAGAAGCATTGGGAGCAATAGCCATAAGATGACTAAAGCGATTCCCAGTACCCACAGCATCAGGTGCTTCACCTCTTTCCAATCCCAGTATTTTATTAGCTGCATCTAATTTCTCTCTTATTGTTTTAAAGATGTTTTTGTTTCTACCAACTGCTAATGATGATTCCCATGGTAGGTTATTCTTTTGTAGATATGCATGCCAACCTAACGCACCAATACCAATACTTCTTTCACGAGTTGCTGAGTACTTTGCACGCTTAATTGTGGAAGGAGCATGATCAATAAAATACTGAAGAACATTGTCAAGCATTTCTGCAACATCACGAAGGAATTGTGGTTCGTCTTTCCAATCATCATAATACTCTAAGTTTAGTGATGACAAACAACACACTGCTGTTCGTTTCTCATTTGTTGGTAGAATAATCTCAGAGCAAAGATTTGATTGATTAATCTTTAAACCAAGATCTTTCAAGTGTTGTGGCATCTGACGATTTGATTCATCGATAAAATGCAAGTATGGTTCACCTGTCATCATACGCATCTCAAGGATTCGTTGCCATAATTCTTTTGCGGATACAGTTTCACGAACTTCATTAGAAGCAGGATCCACTAATTTCCAAGAGTCATCAAACTCTGGATCAATCATGCACTGTTCAATGATTTCCATGAATGTATCTGGAATATTAATCCCATGATGCATGTTTAGAGTACGCATGTTCTGGTCGCCTGTCGGCTTGCGCATCTCTAGAAAGTTGATAATATCTGGATGGTCAATAGACAAATAAGCAGCATAACTACCTCTGCGAGTACGACCTTGGCGATATGCCAATGAACTTGCGTCATACATTTTGAGGTGAGGCATGACACCAGTAGATTTATCGTCTGCTGAACGAATACCAAAACCGATGCCAACACCACCCCCAAGCATACTAAGCCAATTAGTTTCGCTAAGATTATCAACTAGACCCTCCGCTGTGTCTTCAATATAGTTAAGAAAGCAACTAATGGGTAAGCCACGCTTACTACGACCAAAAGAAAGAATTGGAGTAGAATAGCTGAGCCAATGATTAGAGGAGTAATTATACAAACGCTGAGCATGGTCAGGATTACTTCCAAAAACACTCGAAACATAAGCAAACCTTTCTTGAGGACTAACCTCGTCATCCTTCATGTAACTTTCTTTTAATCTAATTCTACCTAATTCGTCAAACAAACTATCTCGGTTGTAGTCAACCTTTATGCCATGCACCATTTCCATTTATTGCCCCAATATTATTATAGTTTTACCAATTCATTTGCTAAAGGAAATACTTCAGCAATAACCTTTGCACATTGTCGTGCGACTTCTTGATGTTCCTTTTGTGTACCATTTGCAGATCGGAGTTCGATAAAATGAATCCAGCTACGCAATGTACCATTCATGTATAAACGAGAAACAGTTAGTCCTTCTGGGAGTACTGCTCTTGCTTGCTCTTTGGCAATACCATTTTCGATTGCCCAAGCATACGCTTCTTCAGCTTCTCTAATCACTCGCTTTTGTCTTTCTTCCCACCAAGTAGCCAATGCCAGATTCGTATTCTCAACACTATTTTGACGATTCTTCGTATCTTGAAGTCGGGCTTCCCTAAGAACGAAAGATAAGTCTTTTGTTGGATCAGCATATCGCTGACTGAATTCTTGGAACGAGAAAGAGCGGTGACGCAAGATTTGTCTTGCTATATCACGAGTTGTTTCAATTTCTAAACAAGCACTAACCATCTCTAGTGGTGACCAGTGTTGATGCTTAATTAAATACTTAATTAACTTCTCTGATGTATCTGTGTTGATTTGGTTGCTGGGATTGCTAACTCGTGCACAAAAGGCAACTAACTCTTGCACATCTACTAAACCTTCTTGAAACATTTCCTCTGAGGGTTTACTATAACTTACCATCCTAACATTCATATTTTCTTCCATGTACTAAATTTCAATTTTGCTTCCATACCAAAGTAGGTGTTTGTATTTATGACTTCTGCGATTTCATCGGCAGTCATTCCGCCATGTAAAATCATTTCATTCACATCTTTCTGTTCTATGTGTTCTGGGAACATACAAACAGAATAACCTAGATTGATATACTTCTCCAACTGTTTGACAATGTCTTTATTTCTTGGTTCATTGTCCATTATAATAGTGGCATTAGCAAGAATACTCCGAATAGTAGGGGTATCAAAACTTGCTCCTGAAACAGCCACTGCGTTTGGTAGAAAAAGCGAGTCAATTGGTCCTTCGACCACAAGTATCCTTTTAGCATAATCAATCCTTTCAAGTCCATAAATCTTTTCCTGAGTCTCATCCACCTTGATGGTATAATACTTAGGCTCTTCATTTCCATACGCTCTAGCCTGATAAGCAAAACACTTGCCAGCATTAGTAAAGAATGGAATAATCATCCTTGGGTGTTCGTCTTGTATTGGCTCTTGGAATTTAGCAATCACTGAATTAGTGTATGATTTAAACTTTGGAGCAAAGTACAGGAGACTCCACTTGTCCTTTGGAATCTTTCTTTTAACTACATACTGAACAGCAGGATGTGTCAGTGGTAGTTTATCTAGTCTTGAGAGAGATGAAAGAATATCATCTTCCAGAAGATCTTCTGGTATTGTCTCAATAACTACTTGTGTTTCAGCAATGTCTTTGTGGTCATTGTATCTGGTCGCACCAGACTTATATCGTTCAAGCACATACTCATCATAGAGTTTTGTATCAACATACTTAATTAGATTGCCGATGTTCGTGCCGTAACCACAATTGTGACACTTTACAAATAGATCTGCCTTTGCACGATAGATGTAACCTCGTGCCTTTAATTTATTGGATGTGCTATCCCCACAAACTGGACACGAATAGTTCCAGAGATAGTCTTTCTTTTGTTTGAAGTTTCGCAAGCGACCACCCAGTATTTGGGCATACTTTGCATCAATGTATAACATTACAAATCTCCACTAGTAGAGTATAATTATACCCTACTTACCATTACAAAGCAAGTTTTATTTTAGATACTTTGCAATCTCGCTGATGTGTCCAATGATAAAACCTACAGTTCCTGCACCACCTATTACATACCACTTCCACTGCTCAAGAGCAGATACTCGATGATTCATCTTTTCCAAATCTTCAACAACATCTTTGCGAATTTCTTCGTGTTGGTTTTGTGAAATTTGAGCATTGGCTTGCATCTTATGCTCAATGCGTGTTTGCATATCGTCAATCTTGTCAACGATTTCTCTGTTACTTGTGGTAACTCTAGAATGAACCTCTTTGATATCGGATTTCAATTCTTTGACATCCTCTTTTATGGTTTCTACTTGTGCTTCCAATTTAGCGAGTCTTTCTGGTGAGTCCATTTATTTTACGCTCTCAAAAATATTTTTTTGCATGTTATACCACTCAACCCAAGTATCTACCTTAATTTTACATTCGTGATATTGGCCATAATTGTCTACCACAACTTTCAACACTTCACTTAACTTTTCAGTAGGTTCAGTTTTCTTCAAGTCAGGGCATGATTCCATTAGTTCACTTGGAACTGCTGGGAAATTTCTTTTAACTGGTGTTGGACTAAACATAGCGCAACCAGTCATCATTAATAATATAACAACAAGTAGGAGTTTTTTCATTTCTTCACTCCTGCAGCTGCTTCATTTAGTATATCGACTGCTTCAGGTGCAACTTTACTACACTCAGAATCAATTTTAATTTCTACTTCTTTAATTTTTTCTTGTATTACAATTTGAGTTTGTTTTACTACTTTAACTCTATCAACATATACTTTTTGTATCTGAATATTTATTTCTTTTGATTTTGCTTCAGAAACTTTAACTTGTTCTTCTAATTCTGCTACCCTTGCTCTCCATTCTATTTCAGTGGAGTAACTACCAAAAAAATAAATCCCTACAACAGTAAGGATAGTTCCCAGTATTCTAGCGATACCAGAATACGGTATCAATGGTGGTATAAATCTTGTAACAAAACTAATAATATAGAGTGCTATGCCAGTAAACAAAATACCAATAACTACAGTATATAAAAGAGCATCAGGTACAAATGACAACATCCACATTAGTTAAACTCCCACTGGTTTCGGGCGACGAATCATTCCTGCGATAGTGGATGCTTGACCAGCTTTGTACTTCTTAATTTCTTTCGAACCGATCTTTGGTTCGTTGGTAGAAACTGCAGCACCTGTGACATTAGCAATACCGTCTTCTTCAAGGAACTTCTTAACAATAATTTCTTCTTCAACAAGAGACACTCTATTATCCATCATCTTCATGATAGAGTCAAACTTTTCTTGCATTAATGCTGTTGATCGATTGCCAGACTCATAGTGTTCTTTAACTAACCAAAGTGCAGCAACTAGAGATTTCATTTTGCTCTCACCACCTGGAAGTCTATTAATAAGTTTCTTCACATTAAACACTAAACGATTTAAGTAAGTGTATGCATCTCTCTCTTCACCAGTGCTAAGAGTATTTGCCCTACGAAGATTCTTACCCTTGGCATCAATGATACCTAGTTTGAATGCTTCTGTATCCTCAAAGTTAGTGACTAACATTTTAAGGATTCGATATGCAATTAAATTGTCTACTATGCGACTCATTAAATTTTCCTAAGTGTTGATATAATCGTTTCATCCAAGACTATATCAGACAAAATGATACCATATTCTGGTAACTCTGCTGGCATTCTGTCGAGGTATACTAGAAATGTTACTAGCACATCCCAACATGATGCATCAATCTTATAGAACAGCATTCTTGTTGCTGACTCACCGAAGATGTTATAAAGTACAATAATATGATTGAGGATTAATCGCTCTCTCAGTTCATCATAGTTTTTATATCTGGAAAGTAACTTCTTAAGATATAAGAACTTCTTTATGTCTTCTTCAAATTCTTGTAGGCTATGACACTGCGGATTATCGTAGTGGTGCATTGCGTATACAAGAAAGTTACCTTCATTTAGTTTTTCACTAACCATATTATCTTCAAAAAAGAGAGGGAGAACAACTCTCCCTCTTACATCATGTATTTATTATGCGTCTGGAAGGACTGTATCGTCAGAAGCATCAGAACCCATAGAACCCATGGCAACTATTGTTTCAGTAGTAATACGACCAGCACGACCGCCAGTACCAACAATGCGTTTTACCCAACCAGCGTGAGTAGCAGCAATACCACCAGCACCAAAACCTAGATCAGAAACTGCAGTTGCTTGGATAGTTGCCACTGCAGTAGCAAGTTGAAAGTATTGAGCATTAGTACCTTGACCAGTAATGTCAACAGTTGTTCCACCATCAGTGGCAGAAACTTTAAATGCATCTGCAGTTAAACCAGAAGAGATAACAAAGTAAGTTACACCATTTGTTAGACCAGTTGCAGCAGTGCCACCACCATGGAAATATGTAACCATATCACCAGTATTTAGACCATGCCCTGTATAAGCGATAGTATCAGTAGCAAGAGTAATTGATGCTGCAGGAATAGTGCGTCTTGGGATTGCGATCGTAACAGTTGGTGCTGAAGTATAAGCAGTGCCAGTGTTAGTAACAGTTACTGCAGTGACTGCGCCACCAGAGATAGTAGCAGTAGCTGCAGCAGAAGATCCTGCGCCACCAGAGAAGGTAACTGATGGTGCTTCTAAGTAACGAGCACCGCCAGTAGCAACTGCAACTGAAGTTACATTGTCGCCACCTGCTGTGATTTCGGTAGTATCCATACCGAATGTAATTGCTTTTTCAGCATCAGATAAAAACTTTGGTTTACCTGCTGCTTCGTCTATATTTGACCATAGTGCCATTTTTAGTTCTCCTTGAATTGGACTTTAATTTATTTTGAATGTAGTTTAGAATTACCCAAATTCTTACGAGCACCTGATTGTGCTCCAGCTGGGCGACCACGACCACGCTTTTCAGTTGCTGGTTTCATTGGTTTTTTATCATCATAATCATCTGCGCCTTCTGGGTCAACATAACTTGCTCCATAAGAACGACCTTTAACTTGAGTAACTCCACCTGGACCTGGAGTGTACTCTAACATAAACTCTTTGTACGAAACTTTGTTAGAGATTAAATTACCTTCGTCATCGAAAGATTCTTTGACTTTCTTTGACTTTTTAAATGTCTCAAACTTTTCTTCGTGTGGTTTGTGACCAGCTGCATTAACTTTGTCTACATCAACAGATTTGTCTTCATTCATTTCAGAGTGCATGTAGTCAGCTGCAGTTTGGATATAGTCAGTGGCAAGAGTAATCTTAGACTGAACCCATTCTGGCATGTCAGTGTCTGGCTTTAGAATTTCTTTAATCATATCAGCACATCTTGTTAGTGTTGCCAATTGATTTAGAGCCATGTCACCTTCGTAACCATACTCTTCTTCGTCTTTTTCTTCTTTAATTTTATTGGTTGGCATACCATTAATTGGTTTGCGTGATGCTTTTAATGCCAAGTTTTCTGGAGTACCCTTGATATATTTACGATCTGGAACTGGAGCAACAGGTGCTTGTTCATTGGCTTTTGCCATTTTCTGCATTGCTTGTCCAGCAAGGTTTGCTGCTTTACCAGAACCTTCTTTTTTCTCAGTAGATTTCTTCCAATCACCTTCGTATTTGAAAGAGACTAGTTTACCATTTTTATCTTTTTGTGTGGTCATTTTGTCTTCATTACGCAAGGCACGACCAATTGCTACATTATGATCTCTAGCAGTTTTATGTTTTGGATCAGCATCAGGTACTGGATTGTTTAATTTATAACGAGCACCACGAGATGCATCCATAGTTTTACGCATCATAGCATTTTCTTTGTTGCGTTCTTCGATTTGTTCAACTTCTTCTTTGGTTAAACGATCAACTGCTTTTTCAAGACCATCTCTGCGCTTCCAAGATTTTTGTTTATATTTGCTGGATAGTTCGGTGTTGGCAGCTTGCATACCTGGACTTCTTGCTGCATCTGCCTTGCGTTCAAAGTCTGCGCCAATTTTACGAGTAATTACAGCATCACGGGATGCTTTCTTAGCGTAAGAACCAAGAGTGCTCTTTGACAGTTCGTCAATCTGTTCGACTTCTTCACCCATGTTTAGAGTTCTTCTTTTATTAGCGATCAAAGCACCTCTGGCTTTACCAGACTTCATTAGGTTAGTTAATTTTTGACGAGCAACTGACATATGACTAACTGCATCTAAAGAAGAAAGTTTAGTTTTCATACGAGCAATTTCATCTAGGTCTTCAACTTCTTCGCTAAAATGACTATGAGGAACTGTAGTCTTGGTAGATGTCTTGTTAGAAGTGAAGTGAACATCTTGAACATCACGATGAACATTTACTTTAGCACCAGTCTCATCTTTAAAAGAAGTTTGTTCACCATGTTTTAAATTTCTAATTGCTTCTTGATGTTCTGGATGTAAAGGATATGAATGACTGGCTCCATGATGAACAGTCATCATCTTACCCCAGCTATGTTTCTCAGATTTGACTGATGCTTCTTCTAACTCTTCTGTTTCTTCCTTACGAAGAAGTTTGAAATCATGGGCATCGATTTGACCATTCTTATTCTTATCGATCTTATGCTGTTTACCCTTCAACGCTTCCATAAATGATTTGTATTCCATTCTTATTCCCCAGTAGTTTTTAAGATAGATCTTAGCATCCATCCGTGTTTCTTATGTGCATCTAATCTAGAAGCTACAAAATCAGCAAAACCTTGCTCTTTTGCAACAGATAGTAGATCGAATAACTTATTTAGGCGAACAATGCTTTCGTTGTTCGCTGCAAGTAAATCAGCCAGCATTGTCTCTGGAGTGTGTCCAACATTACCTGCATCGATCGACTTATGAACATAAATCTCGTCTAGGTTTCTTGGAGCATACTCTTGTAGAGCACGGATTTCTTCTGCAAATGTATCGACTGCACCATATAGTTCTTCGTATAGATTGCCGAAGAATTCGTGTAGTTGAGGGAAGTCTTTACCTTCCACATTCCAGTGATAGGAGTGTGCCTTAAAATACATCAAAAATGTATTGCTTAGGCAGACTCTTGCTTCTTGTACAGTATCGTCCATTTAACAGTTCCACTTTCTAAGTGCGAGTGCCTTACGACTTGGCTCGCCATTTGGTTTCTTCATTGGACCTTCCATGCCACCCATTCTAGCACAGAAAGACTTTCTACGATTTGCTGCTTTACTACCAGCTTTTAATTTAGATGGTGGAGTAGTTACTGGTGCTTGTAAATTAGCACCTTTAGCATTGTATGCATCACGACCCTTTTGAGTCAGACCACCAGTAGAAGACTTATGTCCTTTGGCATCAACTGCAGCTTCATACAGTTCTTCGTCATCGATTGCTTCAAACTTTTCCCAAATAACTTCTGGGTCAATATTATGTTGACTAGCAAGATCCATAACAAGTTCTTCGATAAGATCAAACTGGGCTTCAACTTCTTCGGTTTGTGATGCCTTTAGTGCTGCATTAGTTGGAGCACCTTCGCTTCCAGGTTTGCGCATTGATTCACCAGAACCAGCTTTGATTCGTTTTTGTTTAGCATGGATGTTATCCCACAGTCCACGCTTACCTTCTTTAATGCAGGAACCTTCAGCGCATGGAGCAGTTCCAGGTTTGCGCTTGTAACCTTTCCAGCAGTTACAGGTTTCAGATAAATGATCTGCAAAAGATTTAAAATACACTTGGAGTACTCCCTTTAGTAACTTTACCATGAGACATTCTAGCTTTTTCTACTGTACGAACACGAGAAACTAATCTTTGAGCAACACGAGAAATAATATCTTTTCTCTTTGCCATTGTTTTTTCAATTCGTTCTTTTTCGCCAACAGAAACTTTAGCATAATCACGACCACGAAGCATGCGTTTCTTCATTAGTTTAATCGCCAATCTTCTTGCTCGTTTATTAATAGTTGCTGGGTTTGAAAATCGTTTCAACGCAATCTTAGTTGAACGACCTCGTTTTGCAGAAGTCTTACGCAGACGGATCTTACCTTTCATTCTTTCTACACGAGAAAGAACTTCCATTAGATCATATTTGGCTTCTTCTTCTAGTGGTGGAATTTCTTCACCATCGTCATCATAAACTAAAATAAGTTCGTCTTCTTCGTAGAGATCTTCGATGTCTTCGTCTGTGACAGAGTTTATCATTTCTTCAATTTCTTCTTCAGTAAAATCTTCTTTGAAGAATGGATCAAATGGTTTATTGTAAGAAGTTTTATCTACACCAACATCACACACGCATGGATCTTCTTTACAATCTGGACAAATGTCAGTTTCTTCAATCACATGTTCTTCTGATAGACCACTTGGTTTATCTCTAAAGTGTTTCCAATCAGATGCATCTGTAGATACGATATGTTTGTAAGGAACTTCATGCCCAGACATAGTCTTAACATGAGTGCCAGTTTTATTTGCTACATTACTAAGGTGATGTTGATTACCCTTTTTGTAGATAACAGTTCCGCCATGACTAGAGACATCATCTTCTCCATAGCCTTCTTTCATTTGGCCATGTTTCTTTAGATCGTTGTCAAATTGTTTACTGGTAGCTTTGTTAATTCCAGAGAAACGCTTGTCTCCCTTTTTATAATTACCAGATGCATCAGCTGCTTTAGCAGATGCAGCAGAAGCTGTCTTATATCTTGCTAATAGATCAGTTGACAGTTCATTGATGTTTTCTTTCTCTTGTGTATGTTTAGTAGCAAGAGTTTCTTTTTCTTTAGCGTGTTTAAGAGCCAACTGGGCTTTCACTCTTTCTTTAGCAGGATCAGTTTCCTCTTTAACTTCATTGTCCAATACAGACTTGGCACGATGTAGCGATCCGTAAGTATCGATATGTTTAGTCTTACCATTGTGCTCTCTATGAACAGAGTAATCAGTTGGAGAATCTTGCATAATATGAT